CGTCCACTTCGCGAACAATAACGGAAGGACTTACGGAAAAAGCCATGTTTTTCTCCTTTATTGAATTAGAAACACGTGTTTAATTTATTATTACTGTTTCTATTTATAAATTTATCGATTTGCTTGCGTGAGCCGTCATAGTACAAGACCGTCGTTCTCATAGAAAACGTCACCGTCATCTATAAATCCAAATGGTAACATATCTTCTTCAATTTGCTCGTCTGTTTTTTCTCTTAACTTGATTAATGTGTTTATGTCTGTCATGTCCTTAAAGTATGCTTGCTCTGTCATCCAAGAAAATAACACTAGATTCATAACTAGGTCATCATGAAAACCTGGTTCTGCCTCAAATGAGTTTGCTTTTTTAGAAAACCTACTCAATTCTTGTATAGTATCATAGTCTCTTATGAGTAATTGGTTTTGCTCAACCAGCATTTTAAGCATAGAACACCCAGTACCTTTTACAGTTTTTGTTGTTCTAATACCATTTTCTACGTTTTTACCAAAACCGGCACTAAGTACTTTTCCGCTTCGACCTGAGTTTTGCGTATAAAGTAAATTCTCATAACCATAGTCTATATGCAATACGTCTACAACTTGACCACCAATATCGTTAATTTCAACTAGCAATCCGGCGGTATTGTAAACCATTCCAATTCTATTTAATACAGAAGCAAAATCAATAGGTCCTATGTAATTATCTCTAAAAACAGCAACTTGTCGATAAGGCATTTCCGTAATGTTAAAAACTGTAAACGTTGAATAGTCTAATCCTTTTCCTCTAGCAACGTCAGCAGTAATTACGTATTGTTGATTTTTTTCGGGTCTTTCGTATTGAATTAAACCTTCGCTTTTCATTATAGGTCTATCAGGATAAAGTTCTTTTAACTTTGAACCGCTGATAAGTGTACCAGACGATCCAAGGAATTCGCAACAATATTCTTGATTGAACTTATCTTCGTCATGATCGAGTGATTCAATAGTTTCTTTTTTCCACGCTTCTCCTCTGCCAGGTACATCATACCACATAACTTTAACGAATTGATATCCGTTTGTACCTTCTTCTGCGCCTTTACATGTTTTCCAAAAGTGGTTTAAACCGTTGGGTGTAGAGGTCATCAGAAGCTTTGTAGACTCACCAGACGAAATGGTTGGGTATACAGAGGCAAAGAACTCGTCGTATCCCTCAATGAACGCCACCTCATCCAGATATAGGAAGTTGATAGACTTACCACGGATAGCAGATGATGTAGTAGTACCGGCAAGAACTTTACAGCCATTTTCTAGTTCTATGTTACCTTTGTTCCACTCTGTAATACCTTGTTGTAACCACTTAGGTAAAGCTTCATAAGCTAATTTAATACGTGCTAAAACTTCTCTAGCTGCATCTCCTTTATTAGCAAGAATAGCTACAGTTGCAAATTCATTAAACAAAATATAATGAAGAATAACAGCAACGGCAGTTGTTGTTTTACCAGATTGTCGAGCAGTTAAAACAGCTGCTCTTCTATTATTTGATATTTTTTCAACAATTTCTTTTTGATAGTCATACATATCAAAAGGAATAAGACCTCGGTCTACGTGTACAATTTTAATGTACGTTTTGGCAAAATAAACAGGATCTTTAGAGCACTTAATATACTCTTTTATGAGCTCAGGAGTCCACTCAATTTCTTGATCTACCTTTTTAAGGTGTGAATTGCCTAAGTAACCATCACCCATTAGAATCACCCTTTAGCATTTTTAAAAGATCTGCTGTTGATACGATTAAGTTATTGTTTGTAACATTTGTTTGTGCTGCTTGCTTAGGCCCAAGTAATTCTTCTTTGGCATATTTCTTTTTAGAAGATATGTCAGCATAATCTTTGTTAGCATCAAGCAATGTTTTCATTAAAGTAGAAACAACTTCAAATGCTCGTGGTTGTTCAGATTGCTTTGCAATTTCAAGCATTTCTTCCATAGCTTCTTTACCAATATCAATAACATTTGCAATATTATTGCGAACTGTTTCAATATCTTTTAAGTTTTCATCATCTTCAACAATAATAGCAGGAGGATTTATTTCTTGTTTTGTTGCGAGTTCTGTTGAGGTTCCATTTCGTCCAAGTTCACTAATATCACTTCCGGAATCTCTATGATATGTATTATCCCTCGATCCTTTATTTTCTTCACAGTCATCTTCCCAGTCAGCATCCATTTGCTGTTCCACATTATTACTGGCTTTTCCCTCTTGTGCGTCATCTTGTGCCATCTGTAAAGGTCTTAATCCAAGAGCCATTGCTATTTTATCATCACTCATTATTTTTTATCTCACAAAATTATTTAACGTGTTAATCCCAGGTGCCGCCATTTGCTTGCCAAGCACCGTCTGTGAAGATTAAAGTATCTATATCAATACCGCTAGTATTATAACTGAAAGGATAATGTTCGATAGATGTATATACAAGTCCGTCAATGCGAGCATTTGCAATTATTACAGCAACTGTATTATATGTAGTTCCTGTTTGTCTTACTAGATACATCATTTGTCCTTCAACACCATCTGCTAACGTATAAACACCATTAGTTAGTTTATTAACAACTTTTGTTATATCTAACGCCGTTGGTGTTGGCGCAGTAGCACCAACTGCAGTTGGTGGCAGTAAAAATGTTTCACCGACAGAATGTCCAGTACCACCGCTGTTTACTATAACTGTAGCATTTCCAGATTCATCAAAATTAACTGTGAAGTCTATGTCACCCAATGCTAAACCGCTTGTATTAGCAACCCAAACAGGATTGGGGCTGTTAGTCACTATCACTTCAGTTACTACATCAGAACCGTCAACAGCCGTAATTTCGAACAATACATCATTACCATTAATATCAGCACCAGTTTTAGCAATAGTAGTATAATTACCGGTATAAGCAGTTCTTTGAACTGACGCGTCTGGGAATGTTATATTGCCGTCTGTGCCAAATTCCCAGTTTTGTTCAACAAAATTATTGTTACCTTGATTAGCTTGATCATTATATCGAGTAATAACAAATGTGCCTGTACCACCACCTACACTTATAACATCGCCATTAGTGTAGCCTGTACCAGGATTAGATACAGAAACGCTGGCCAATTGCCCACTTAACCCGTATCCAAAATTCACAGTCATTCCACTGCCAGTACCACCTGTAGTTGTAGATGGTAGTGGATCATCACTAGTGTATCCACTGCCAGCATTTTGTATAGTACAAATATTAAATTGACCGCCTGTTGTTAACGTTAAGCCATCTATATTAACTAATCTGCCAGTTGCGTCAAACTTCCACTGATTTGTGCCAGTGTTCAAAGTTATTGCACCTGGCCCATTTACCGCATCGCCACTTCTTATTATAACATTGCCGCCAACATATGGCCTTGAAGAATTTCCAGCTATTAACTCAATGTCTCCACCTATCGCTCCCCATGTACTACTACCTATATCAGACCCAGCATTACCGGCAGCAATTGTTAAGTTACCTCCGTTGCCAGCATTCCAACCAGTAAAGCCGTCAGTACGAGCATCACCGCCTACTCCAGTAGTGATTGTTAATGGAATACCAGAACCACCAACACTATTGCCAGCAGCATCTCCGCCGTCGATAGTCTTTAAAGTGTTATTTGGGAATATCGTACCACCAGCATTAGTAAATTGCCAATCATTACTATTACCTGTTTCTGGGAATGTGCGTAATGTTATTTCGCCACCACTCATTGCTCGTATTAATACGTAGCCGCCTAGACCGTACGTTTGTGTTTCGCCACTTTCAATATTGATCCATCCGCCGTCACTAGTACCAGAATCACCTGCTTGGAAGTTTAGGTAACCGCCGGTGCCCGAGCCAATGCCTCGACCGGCACGAATCTTAATATCTCCGCCGTTACCATTAGCATCTCCACCAGGGCCTGCCCACAAGTAAACGTCACCACCTTCGCCAGCGGTGTTTGCATAACCTGCAGCGCCTTGAATGATAACGCGTTCAGCGTTAATAGCGCTTTCTGTTGATTCTGGTCCAAATATAATTGCTTGTTGCGCTGAATCACCAAACTTTAATGTTTGTCCAGTGCCACTTGGGTTAGCATTATCATTAATAGGAACTGTTAGCGTTGGGAATGTCATAGCACCATCTGTACCAAACCTCCACACATGCTGATCGCCCTCATCGTTATCATTGGTACCAATCTCTACACCGTATCCATATCCGGGTACAGGGCCATAATCTGGCCCACGCTGTAACACATAGTTATAATCATCGCCAAAATACAAGTCTTGAGAATCACCGGCAGCTCGCATAATATGGAAGTGTGATGGACCACCTGGTTCTGGCAATGCGCCAAACTCCAAACTGCCGCGGCTTGTTGACATTGTAACAACGCCGTCAGTATCTATTCTAACAGAATATTGTCCATTATAAATGCTGTTTCCAGTATCTCCTGAATTATATAATGTTCCAAGCAAGAAATTAGAACCATCTGTAATTGGCGAGACTGTACTAGTATTAACGTTGTTTGCGTTGTTTGCGTCAGTTTTATTAGCATTAACTACTGTAATATCGCTGGCTGCATTATCTAGAAATCCGCTAAATGTGGCTGATCTGATATCCCAATCGCCTGCTGCAAATTGGTCTCCTGTTGCAGAAATTTGTACAACAGCAGCATGCGGCATTTGGCCTGCATCTCCGAAGCCACCACTAAGTGCGACATAATCTTGTTTAACTGCTATAGTGCTGCCAGAACCTTCACTAAAAAACATGCCGCCTGCAAATGACCAAGTAGTAACATTGTCTATTAATCTTTGCCATTCTACTGTGCCGTCAAAACCGTATTTTGCTGCAACCCACACATAGCTGTCTGGAAAATTATTTGGGTTGGCTGTGACTCCAGACAGATACAATTTATCGTCTGGACCAACCACTATGCTAACTCCAAATGAGTCACAATTGCCTGCAACTCGTCTGCTCCATTGTTTAACACCTTCACTATTAAGTTTTAGTATGCTTATAGCGCTAGTTGTGCCTCCGTCAAAACTATATTGATAACTACCAGTCACATAGATATTGCCCGTGCTGTCAATGTCTGCATCTGCGCCTCTGCAGTCAAACCCAGCATCAAACAGTATAGCTTTTTGCCACTGTATAGCGCCAGAACTATTATACTTAACAACAAGCATATGATTTTCTGTATCACTAGCTTCACCTAATTGATCCATGTAACCAATTGCTACTATTTCACCATTAGGTCCAACAGCCATTCCATATGCTTCTTCATCGCCCTGTCCATTCAGACTTCTTGTCCAGTCAATACTGCCATTTGCCGCGTTGACTTTTGTAGTAGCAACATAGCTATCAGTACTATTAGATGCATAACCTACCATAACTGGGTTACCGTCTGAAGCTACATCAACTACTGAGCTAGTACTTTGATATCCAAAATCGTATTCTTTGCTCCATTCCAAGCTGCCATCTAAACTATCAATTTTAGTTAAAGTAGATACACTATATCCATTTGCTTCTGGAATTGTTTTGCCTGCTATGTATATTGAATTGCTGATATTATCTACTGCAAGACCCCACCCGTCTGTGTTAAAATCTGACAGAAATCTTGCTGACCACATCTTAGTACCACTGCTAGTGTACTTACCTACTGAATAATAGCTTGAATAATTAATCTCGCTTATATGACTGAATAAAGCAATAATATTGCCGTCAGAATCATATTCTACGCTAGATGCTAAAGCCGGCACATCATCAGGTGCGCCGTTTGCAGACTCGAATGTTTGCACCCAAACATTTGGATCTCCTGGTCCAGCCAATACGCTAATACCATCGCTATTTAAGATGTCACCACCTACTGGTAGTACTATATTTCCACCAGAATTAAATGTCCATTCTTTGTTATAATCGTTTGTGTAAATGCGTATTTCATCGTTAGCACTAAGTTCCATATCATCACCAAGTGCTTCAATGAAAATATCGTCTGCTGCAGTAAGATTTATGTCAGCATCCTGACTTCCTGTTCTAGTAGTTTCAATAGTAAAATCTTTATTAGACAGAGCTAACTTTGTAGACCCTGTATTATTAGTTACTACAATATCTTCTAAATTAGCAGTGCCACCTCCACCGCCTAATAGTCCTTCAGTATCAGTTAGTTGACTTACATCAGTTGGAATATCAGATTCTTTTGCTAAAGGAGTACCGCCATTAGTAGCACCATCCATTACAACTACTGTATTTTTGGTTGTGTCAATTAAAATTTCACCAACAGATCCGCGTTCATTTTGCAGACCAGTAGTCGTATTTCTTCTGTGTTGTAGAATTTGTGCCATTTAATTTGTTCCTATAAATGTTTAATTTATTTATGTTTGTGGTGAGTTTAAATCATCTATAGCATAACCACTTTGAAGATCAATGACATCATTATTAGATGATGAATTTAAATCTGTATTGCTAGTTACAATATCAAGTACAAATGGTTGAGCTGCTCCATTTTGATTTACGTAATCTGCATTTGCAACCCAGTTATCATCAAATTCAATATCAGACCAACCGATAGAATTATTAGCAAGAATAACAGGATACACGTTAACATCTTCTTCAAGCGGTGCATTTGCTAAAGTGCTTGCCGCAAAGCCTGCATCAACAAATTTAATAACCTTTTTAGTTTTTTCAGGACCAAAAAAGTAACCCTTTAAAGTAAAATTTAAAGTGTATAGAATTGTTTGTCTTTCAATGTAATCACCTTCGTAAAGATCTTCTGTAGTAACACTATTTAAAATAATAGGAAGATCAAAAGAATCAAGATCAGGTATAAGAAACGCACTAACAGTCCAATCTGGCGTAAAGAATGGAAGAATTTGCTCTAATATCTTAGTTGCATCTTCCGAATACTTAGTCATAATATATAACGAAAAATCTAGGTTATATGGTGTAGCAGCATAAACAAAGTTTCTTGCAGAGTTTGTTTCTGCTTTTGATTCTTTGCGCATCTTAAGAGACGAAGCAAGTTTTCTTTGAGAATCGTATTGCATGTTTGTAATTTCAAACGACATGCGAGGTAACGAAATAGCATCAGCAGCTCTTGTACCATTTATTAAATCTGGCTCTTGCACTAATTTTGAAAGTACTTTTTGGAACGGAGCATAAGATAACGGCACAATCATAGTTTGCACTAAGTTGCCTGCGTTGTCTTTTCTTTCAATTTTAATTTGATTGAAAATAGTGCCAAATAATGCTACATATTTTTTAGTAGTTGCATTATAAAAATAGTTTGCTATAGCCATTTATCGATCCTGAATATTAATATTTTCGCTAAACGGATCCATCTCCGAAAAATCTAAAATTCCGTCTGCTTCTGTTTCAAAATCAAGATTTTGAGAAATTACATCGGTATTTGCCAAGTCTTCGAGCGTTTCTACAAAAGCGGTTGTTGAATTAACGTTATCAAAATAATGATCGATTTCGTATCTGCCCGTTTCAAATCTTTCATTTGAAAATTCCATTAATTCACATTTAAGGTCATAGACTTGAAGACTTCCAGACTGATAGAATACACTCTCATGTTCTACGTGTGTAATTCTATACAAATTCTGATTTATTGGAAGCCAAATGACATCATTTTCACGAGGGCGAACTTTTCTTTGTGTTTTTCTAGTTACGTTTTGTTCGAATGTTCTAATAGCTACAGTAAATGTAACTTGGTCTCTAATTTGCAAACCAAACTTAGATAAGAAGTCGCCTTCACCTTCAAAGCCATCAACATTTTTAATATACACTTCAAATGAATACATTTCATCGTACAACGGCGTATCATCTTGATTGAGGATAGTATCTATGTTATTAAACTCTCCACTAAGATAGCTTATATCAATGCCATAAATTTGAATTGACTCTATTACTAGATCATCAATTAAATTTTGTTCATTAAAATTGCCATAATTATTGAAGTATACACTCGTTGCCATTACAAATTATCCAATAAAGTTATATGTAAGAGGTTGTAGACTTCTTATTGCGTCTTCTTCCATAGCTTGACGCTCTGCTCTTGCTTCAGCTAAAATTTGTTCGCCGTTAAATTGTACTCCGCCAAGTAATTGCATGCCTGTAAACTTAGTTAGGTTTAAACCCCATTGTTCACGAACCAAAACAGAAGCATAATTCTGCAACCAACGATCACCCCATACGTCAGAGTACGCGTCTGGATCAATAATGTCGTAAGCTTCGATAATGATATATCTGTCAGCAACCAAAGATGCTTTATCAGAATCTATATAAAGCTTATTTACGTGTTTGTTATAACGAATAAGAGGCATTCCTACAAGAATTTCTTGTAAAAACTCCATATGCGACATAGTCATCCAGTAATTCGTAACTGAATAACCTGTGATGTCTGAGATGTTATTAAGTACAAATTGGTATTGTACGTTGAAGATACCTGTACCAGTAGAGATAGAAGTATCAAGATCAAAAATTTTGGAAATACCAAGAAGGTTTTGTGGCAATGTAACATAACCATTTTCTACATCTTGTGCTGTAAGCTTATGTTTTAAATAAACTAATTGGCTACCATTATAGTGATAATCTCTCCAAAAAGAAACAGCTTCATCTACACGATCTTCTACTTGCTCTTCAGCTACGTTGATTTGAATAACCGGCGCACCGATTTTTCTTAAGATATACTCTTTAAATTCTTCTCTTGATTGTGGTTGTGCCATTTGTTTTCCTTAAGCCAGTTCGTCTTTTATGATTACTTTAATGTAACCGGTATTTGGAAAGGTTTCTACTTGGCCATTAGTGTATTGAATTTCAAATTCTGCACTATGAATGCCGGTATTAGCAGTATCTCCAGCTTGCCATTCGTAAGCCACGATGCCTTTAGCAGCATTAATAATAGTACCAATACCATCTTCTACAAGCAAATTACCATTTTCATCTTGCATATGAAATCTTATTGCTTGAGCGTTAATCATAGATTTAACTCTACCGTTAGAATCTGAAAGCGCAGCTTCAATAGATGGTGCGGTATCGTTTTGTTTTATATAGAAGCTAGCAGACATTTGTTTCTCCGGATTTTACTTTTATTTATTAAAATCAATTAGTTATTTTTGTAGCACTTCGGCCTGTCTAATGCCATTATCGATGATTCTAACACTATTAGATTGTTTGTTAATTGTAACTCCGTTGAAGTTTACACCGTTAAATGTACAATAATTTGCTCCATCCCCAGAGTAAGCTCTAGTAGATACATTTAGTGCAGTACTTTCAAGATTAAAACCATATGTGCCAGCAGATTCACCTAATGAGAATACGTAAATCTTGGTGTTAAGAGTAAAACTAAGAGTCTTATTTAAATAAGCGTGAGTAAGGTTATAACCTTGGGCTGATTGTGTGAATGGTATTACAAGCGAACCATATTCTGCTTTCGCATAGCGCTGCACACCAAATTCTATGAAAGAACTTGATGTAAAACCAAAACTTAGATCTTCAGCCGAAGCTTGAATAATTGGTGGAGTAATCCTACCGGTAAACGAAAAATTTAAATTAAAATCGTTTAATGTGCCGGTAATTGGTACCCTTGCATAAGAAACAAGGGAAGGTTCAATTGATACTGAAGCTTCCCCTGTAAGTGTGGTATATCCACCTGCAAAAAATTCAAAATCTAATGTTGTTGAAAACGCTCCATTAGCAGACATGAGGCTTACCTTTTGTTAAAGTTACGCCCCACCAGCTGTAATAGTAAATGCTGTAATATTAATTTGTTGGCCAGTTGCAATGTTAGTGTTATCTAATTGCATATCGCCACCACCGCCTGTGGCAGAAATAGAACCTTGCATATGACATACAGTACCATCATTGTTGTGTAGTCTAAAGTAACCAGCTGTACCAGAAGCGTCAGCTGACAAATCTTGCCAAGTTCCTGATAATGTAACAGAACCTAATGTTGGGTTTGATAACCAGTCTGTAGGAAGAACCATAGTTGCAACAACCGTACCCGTATTTGCCGTACCACAGTTAGCTGGTGGCGAACCAGTAGAAACAGTCATAATTGGATTTTCGCCAACTTCTGTCTCAATTGCTGCCAAAGTAGCATTTCTTGCATTAACCGATAACTGAAAAGCCATCTGTATCTCCTTAAATGAAATTGTTTAATATATTTTACATATTTATATAAAAACAGTTGACAGTTTTTCAGAACCAATTATAATAGCCTTATGGCTCCATCAATATAGTATTATGTTCTTCTTTCAATATCATCTTCTGACAGAATA